CTGCTCCTTCTGTGACATTCGCAGCAGGAGGCGGTACTGTTACTGCTACCGGCAACGTGATTGTTGGCGGCGCTATCAACAGCACCATCACCATCACTACCGCTGGTACTAACTACACCAAAGCACCAATCATTGTGATCTCTGCTCCTCCTGCTGGCGGCGTTCCTGCTACTGCAACTTGCACCATCTCTGGTGGCGCTATCAACGCAGTTACAGTTACCAACCAAGGCGCAGGCTACACAGTTGCTCCTACCGTGACCGTGGTTAACGCCAACGGCGACACTACTGGTTCTGGCGCTGTGTTGACAGTCAACTCGACTTTGGTCGGCTCTGGCACTATCACCGCCATCACAATGGCAAACAACGGTGCTGGTATGACTTCCGTTCCTGCCATCACATTCAGCCCAGCATCAACAACTGCTGCTACCGCTGTGATGTGCTTGACAATGACCGGTATCTCTGGTGCATCTGGCGTGGGTTACACCAACGCTGCTGTTGCTCCTTTGTACGCAACATCGAACGTCACCGCTGGTACTGCCACATTGACCAACCCCAACATCTCTACAGGTATCTTTACGCCTCGCGCTGCTTACGGTTACGCAACCAACACCAGCACCACAGCGTTCACAGGTACTTTGATTGACGGTGGTTTGCATCAAGTGGCTTCTGCCAACGTGGGCTTGTTGAGCCTCGGCGTGGCGTTGGGTACAACCAACTTCACATTGACCACAACATTCGGCGGCGCGACAGATTACGTTTATCTGCAAACCGTTTAAGGAGTCAAGAACATGGCTGCTTCTCGTGTTGCAAATAAATTGCCAAGTCAATTTGGTAGCATCCTGCTGGCTGTTGTTCCGTCGCTCAACTTGAATGCAACAGGCGACACGCTTGTTGCTTTCGCCGATACTCCCACAAAGTTTCGGGTTCGTGCGATTGCAATGACCAACGGGTCTATCAACCCAACCACAGCACGTTTCACCGTGCAGACCGCAGCTAACGCTGGTGGTACTGCCGTTGTGACTGCCGTGACTCCTTCTTTGGCTTCTGCCGCTGTTGTGCAAGATTTGTCGATTGCGTCCACAAACGCATTCTCACAATCTTATTTGTACATCAATGTGGGTACTGCACAAGGTGCAGCAGCTACTGTTGACCTGTACATCTACGGCGATATTTTGACTGCTTAATATGTGGGTAACAAACAACAGCGAACACGACCTCGTTGATGGTTTTGACGGCAAGCGCTATACGTTTGCCAAGGGCGTTCCCGTGGAAGTTCCACCTGTTGTTTGCAACCATGTATTTGGGTATGGGGACGATAACAAGACCCCTTACCTGCAACGTCTTGGATGGATGACGCATAGCGGGGAATACGATAAGGCTCTTGAACGTCTTAACGCATTCTCGTTTTCGTCAAACCGTCCCAATGTCCACGTTCTATCCCCCGTGGTTGATGCAAAGCCAGTTCCTGCGCCTAATAAGCGTGGGGCTGGCAATGTACAAAAAGCCGCCTAACATCATGGAGCATAAATGCAGCCCCCACAGTCGCTGTCCGACTACATCACGGAATGCCAACGATTGCTGCATGATGCAAACGGTAATTTCTATTCAACAAGCGAATTAACCGATTACATCAACGATGCAAGGTTTAGGCTCGTGCGTGACACAGGTTGTCTACGTACTTACCAAACATCAAGCGTTTCTGCTAATCAGGAAGTAATCGCCACCTCATCTTTGCCCAGCGGCACAAACACGCTGGACATTCTCAACTTCAATTTGATCTGGGGAAACACCCGTATTGCTTTGCAATACCTGCCTTGGACTGACTTCAACGCTCGACTGCGCTACTACCAAAACTATGTTGGCAGACCTATTGCCTATTCTATGTATGGGCAAACCAACATTTACCTTGGTCCTGTGCCAGATCAAACATACAGTATCGAACTTGATACAGTTGTTTTGCCAACAGCGTTGAGCAACTCATCTCCAACAGAGACCATCCCGCTGCCGTACACCACACCGGTGTCGTTCTACGCCTGCTACAAAGCAAAGCACAAAGAACAAGCGTTTGGCGAGGCCGAAATTTTCATGCAAGAGTACACCAAGCAAGTGCAAGCCGTTCTTGCGTCTGTGTTTACTCGTCGCATCACAACACCATACTTGATGGGGTAAGCATGGACACGCATTACATCATTGAAGGATTGTTTGCGTTGTGTGGCTTTTTTGGCGGGTACACCGTCAACAGTATGGCTCGTAGTGTTGAAAAGATTGAAGACAAGTTAGACCGGTTCGTCATAAAAGAAGATTACAAAGACGATCTGTACGACATCAAAGAGATGCTCAACAAGATATTTGAAAAACTCGACAACAAAGTTGACAAGTAAGGAATCACATGACCGCTTCAACCGCTCTTACCCCAACCAACACATTTGGTGGATTGACGGGTTCAATTGCGTTGAACCTGTTAGATGGCAACTACACTCAGATTGCCACGTTCCTCAACAACGCCAACAACTACAGCAATTACGTTGCTGATACTGGTGCTGCCAACGCTTATGTTGCGACTTTCCCAACAAGCATTACAGCCACGCTCACCGCAGGCTTGATGATTATTGTCAAGATTGCCAACACCAATACTGGCGCGTCTACCATCAACGTCAACAGCCTTGGCGCTGTCAACATTTACAACCCCAACCTCACAACATTGACCGCAGGCGCTCTTGTTGCTAACGAGTTGGCTGTGTTGATCTATGACGGTACGCAGTTCATTTTGTTGACCACTCTGGCGCTCAACAACCCAATCATCACCAATTACACAGAAACTTTGTATGCCATCGGCAACAGTTCAACAGCAAAAACGATTGCGCTGACGAACGGTACTGTGCAAACGGTGACGTTGACCGGCAACTGTACGTTTACTATGCCCACCGCTGCGGCAGGCAAGTCATTCATTTTGATTGTCAGTACCGGTGCGGGTGCGTTTACAGGTACGTTTACAAGTGTGAAGTGGCCTAACAACATTGCGCCTACATTGACCACCACGGCATCACGCTGGGACATTCTGGCGTTTTTTAGTGATGGCACAAACTGGTACGGCAACTACGCACAGGCGTTCGCATAATGTTTGCATCCAAAGACTTGTTCTTTACGCCACTCGGCGGTGGCTACACATTTAATCGCAGCTTGCGGTTTCGTTCGTCTGCGTCTGCTTATTTAAATAGAACTCCTGCAAGTGCTGGCAATAGGCAAAAATGGACATGGTCTGCATGGGTAAAACGTGGCGGTTTAACTACTCCACAATTTATTATGTTTTCTGCAACATCAGGAACAGGAACTTGTCAAATTGGATTTCAAGGCAGTGGTAACGATGGAATAGTTTTATACGATTCATCATTGGGTCCGATGAACGTAATGACCACGTCGCAATATCGTGACCCTTCAGCTTGGTATCATATTGTCATTGCAGTAGATACAACACAAGCAACTGCTGCCAATCGTGTATTGATGTATGTTAATGGTGTTCAAATAACTTCATTTAGCACAGCTACATATCCATCACAAAATGCAAATACAGGCATTAACAATAACGTAACGCATGGTTTGGCAACTCAATACTCTAACGGCTCTAATGCTGGTAATTATTTTGACGGCTACATGACTGAAGTCAATTTTGTTGACGGTCAAGCCCTGACACCATCATCGTTTGGCGCATACAACGCAATCACAGGTGTGTGGCAACCTACCAAGTACACAGGTACTTATGGGACTAACGGGTTTTATCTGAACTTCAACAACAATGCGTCCACTACAACGCTTGGCTACGATACGTCTGGCAATAGCAACAACTGGACAACCAACAACATCTCTCTGACTGCTGGCGCTACATACGACAGCATGACAGATGTGCCAACGCTGACGAGTGCGACTGTTGCTAATTATTGTGTGTTGAATCCGTTAAATCACCTTGGAACAATTACGCCTTCCAACGGAAACTTGACTGTTATTGGGGCTGCTGACAACGCTCAAGTAAGTGGCACTATTGGTATGGATACGGGTAAATGGTACTACGAACACACCATCACCGCCATTGGTGGAGAGCAATCGGTTGGAATTGGAGGTTCTCTTGCTCCATATTATGTTGGAGGAGGGTCAACCCAATACGGTTACTATGCATTCAACGGAAATAAATATAACAATTTAACAAACACAGCATACGGGGCAACATTCACAACTGGCGACGTTATCGGTGTTGCTTATGATGCTGGCGCAGGGTCGTTGACGTTTTATAAAAACGGAGTGTCTCAAGGTGTTGCTTTTACGGGCATCACGGGAACAATGTACCCTCTTGTTGCAAGTAGAGCGACAGGTGGAACAAACCAAAGCGACCTCAATTTCGGTCAACGCCCATTCAGCTACACCCCACCCACAGGCTTTGTGGCTCTGAACACATACAACTTGCCAACGCCGTCAATCAGCAATGGTGCTAACTACTTTGCTGCTACGACCTATACGGGTTCAGCATCTACACAAGTCATTAACTCAAACATGACTACGTTGAATTTTGCTTGGATCAAAGATAGAACTTCTGCAAATTCACATGTTTTGGTAGATACCGTTCGTGGCGGTTCTCCAATGTTGACTTTGTATTCCAACTTGACGGCGGCAGAAGACAACTCATCTCCAAACTACAACCCAACATCCATAAGCGGAAACAGTATTACGCTTGGCGGCGGCAAAATTGGCATCAACACTTCTGGCGACAATTACGTAATGTGGGGTTGGTCTGCTGGCTCTGGCACATCATCCAACACCAACGGCTCTATCACATCAACTGTGAGTGTGAATGCTACGGCTGGATTTAGCGTGGTGACGTATACGGGCACAGGCTCTAACGCTACCGTGGGTCATGGATTGGGTGTCCAACCTAAAATGGTCATCATTAAACAAAGAAATGCTGTAACAAATTGGGCGGTAAATCACTCTGGCATTTGGTCTACTGGTCAAGGCGTGATGTATTTAAATTTGACCAATGCAAGCGCTAATGATGCAACTTTCTGGAACTCTACAAACCCAACATCTTCTGTAATTTACTTAGGAACAAATGCTTCTGTAAACGGAAGCACTGGAACTTTTGTCGCTTACTGCTGGTCAGAAGTAGCAGGCTTCAGCAAGTTTGGGTCATACACAGGCAATGGGTCTACTGATGGTCCGTTTGTGTACTGCGGGTTTAGACCACGGTTTATTTTGTTGAAAGACACAACAGCGGTTGGGGACTGGTTTATCCTCGATACATCAAGAGACACTTACAACTTGGCTGATACAGGGCTGCTGCCTGACTCAAGCGGAGCAGATAGCGTGTCCACTACTGAAAGTGCTGATTTCCTTTCTAACGGATTTAAGATTCGTGGCACAAGTTCACGGGTCAACCAGTCTGGTCAGACGTTCATTTTTGCAGCCTTTGCCGAATCACCTTTTAAAGTCTCTCTTGCCCGCTGACCTATGCCAAAGTCAATCAACATTACAGGCCACAAATACAACCTGCTTACGGTTGTAAGCCGCACAGAACAGAAAACCAAAAACGGTCAATGGCGCTGGCTGTGTAAATGTGATTGCGGTAACGAAACAGTGTTAAACACTGGGAACATTCGTTATGGCAGAACAAAATCTTGTGGATGTTTGCAAAAACGTAAAGGCGAACAATCTCCTGCGTACAAACATGGTCGTAGCCAAACAAAAGAATACGACCTTGAATGGCACATGAAAAATAACTACGGCCTTAATTTTGACGAGTACAACAAGTTGTTGGAAAAACAAAATGGTGCGTGTGCAATATGTGGTTCATTGCCCCCCAACACTCACAAAAAGCGATTAAGCATTGACCATTGCCATACAACTGGTAGAGTCAGAGGATTGCTTTGTGATTCATGCAACACAGCGTTAGGATTGTTAAAAGACAGTCCTGACTTAATGCTTAAAGCAATTTCATATTTAGCGAGGTAACTCATGTTTTTACTAAACGGACAACCACTCCAGATTGATGTGCCTTTCATGCACGACGGCACGGCTTACCCTGCCAACTGGTTACGTCTGACTTCTCTCGCTGAGAAAGAAGCCATCGGCATCACAGAGGTAGCAGACGAGACTACCCACTACGATGACAGGTTTTATTGGAACGCTACTACGCCCAAGCAACTCAATGACGAGACAGTAACACCAGAAGGCGGTACTCCTTATGTCCAAAAAGGATTGAAGTCGCAATGGACTGCTCAAGTCAAAGATACCGCCAACAAGTTGCTGGCTGCAAGCGATTGGATGGTCATTCGTAAAGTTGAACGCAACGTGGACATTCCCGCCGCAACCGTGACGTTTCGTGCTGCTGTCGTAACGGAAGTGGAACGATTAAAGACTGCGATTGCCGGCGCAACAGATGTGACTGCGTTTATTGCGGTTGTGACTGCTCAGAATTGGCCTGTAACAGGGGTGTGACATTGACCCTTTTAGCCTTCTCCTCTTGGCGCAAAGTGCTGTTAGCGCCATCCGATCTGGTTGCGAAATGCTCCAGCAGGGCAAGGCTGTCATTGACGAATTTAAAGGCGAGACTGAAGGACTTGTCAATCAAGTCAAAGAAACCGTCGAAACCGTCACAGGACTCTGGGAGTGGGCAAAAGGGTTATGGGAGAGCCTCACAGGACAACCCAAGAAACCCGCCCCTGCTGTTGTTGATGCTGCCGCTCCAGTTGCACCTGTTGCTCAAACCAAAAAGACCAAGAAGCAACCTCAACCAGAACTCACCTACGAAGAATACAAAGCCAAATCAATTCACGATGTTTGTGAGCAACTTAAAGTCTTTTTTGAAGCCCAGAGGCAATTGAAACAACATTGTCGTGAATTAGAAGAACAATCACTCACGACAGAAAAGATTGCCGATAGCGCAATTGACAGAATCGAGATTGAGACACAGTTGATCTCTTTGTCTACGCAGATCAGGGAAGCAATGTCATGGACACCAGAATCCCTTGGCCTGCAAGACATGTACAAGCGGTTTTTGCAAATGTACGATTTG